AATATCAAAAGCAGTTCCTGTACCAATCTCAACACCTGATCCTGCTATTTGATTTTCTAATGTACTTTGTTGTCTCTCTGCATAGTAATTAAATTTTGGTAAGTCATATTGTTCAAAAACTTTATAACCTTGTTCTGCATTCTGTTCTTTTACTTTTGCGTCTCGCTCCATAAGTGAAGCGTTATAGTTAGACGCTTTTTGTGCTGCTTGTCCCGCTAATAAATCACCAAAAAAACTCATTTTATAATCCTCGCATATCTTATGTAATCTGAACCATCTGGTCCGTAATGTTTCATTAATCCTTCTTTTTCAAATCCCATCCATTTTGCAAATTTTTGACCATGCCAAAAATCAGCTTTGACGGAAGTTTGTAATCTTTTAATCTTATTCGTTTCAATTAACACATCAGTTTTTTTTTTAAAATGACGTGCCATTCCAAGTTTGTAATTCCAAACTTCATTCGTTGCCATGACCCACCCTTCAGCAACATTTTCCCAAAGCAAGTATATGCCTCCTGCCGCTATCGGTTTGTTTTGAGCAAACGCTGTGAACGACATACCCATTTGTTGTAAATACAAAGCGTATTTTCTATGTTCAGGTTTTAAGTACAGTTCATTAAAATTTAATTGCTGACTTAAAATAAATTCTGCGTGGTCTGCTTTGAACGGTTGAATACTAATCATCATGGGTTTCAAGTCTTGGGTAAAGCGCAAGGATTGTCATTGGTAAAGCTTGTTCTTGTTTGACTAAGACAAATCCATCCGTTCCATAATCACTTGGAAACTCTGTTTCCTTATCGCCAGTAAATAAAGGTACTGGTGCCGTCATAGATGCCGAGCTATCTCTAAATGGGATTTCATCTAAATTACTTTCGTTTGGTCCCACTTTAGCTCCAACAGTTTCAAAAAATCTAACTGTTACATCATAAATTCTTTTGGTTTTAGTTTGATCTGTACCTCTAAAACCTTCGTCTAATCTCATCGTTTGTAAAGTAGAAATAAAACCAAGACCAACTTTGGCTGTTGTTGCAGATCGCTCTAACGATATGGAACCACTAGATACAGTACGATCAGGATGCGTTGCTCCATCTACAATCACTTTTACAGTTTGACCCTCTAAATGACTTAGACCAGATAGTGTTGTTGTTGAGGAACCTGAGTAAGCTAAACCACTATCTACAAAATGAAACTCAGTAAGTGAAGAATTAAAATCATAAGTCGATAAATACTCTACATATTTTTTTGTTCCGCCATCAATCGTTCTCTCTACAATTACATAAACTTGATCTTCAGCAGTATCTACGTCAATCACGGCAACTGATTTACATTTAGCATCTGTGCCTCCAAAGTCGTGACCATGCCAGGCAACAACATCTTGAAGCCTGTTATAAGTTAAACCAACAAGTTTTCCATCGTCTCTTACACACCAAACAATACTAAAAGGTTCTTGCTGATAATCCATTTGCACAACCCCGCTATCGGTAATGTGTTCAGCTAAGATAGTTAAATCTGGTGCAACATAAGAATCTGAATCAAAATTGTAAGCAAGCTCTCTAATTTTTCTTTTCGCTCTTTGTAAAAATAAAGTTGAGTTAGCTACTGAAACTGCATCAACACCAGCTGATCCATAATTAGATTGTTTTCTAATATTTAAGTTTGTTGGTGTAATCGGATCCTGGGTTGCTCCACTGGTTACAGTAAATTCACCGCCAGTCGTCATTACAATTAAAGTTCTTGTTGCTTTAATACTTTCAATGGCATTCACTTGATTGGATGCAATCGTATAAATCATAGCATCCGCATCAGCTGTACCTGTTGTAAAATTTTCATAATCACCTGATTTAGAAAACCAAATTGTTTGGGGGTTATTGATTGTGCCTGCAAAAACTAATCGCTGTTCAAAAAAACTTACACACTTAGGATAATTACCCGTTCCATTTAAAAGGTGGGTTGTTGAAGTTTCTGTAAAACTAACTGTTGCTAAAGTAAAATTTGTGTGTCCCGTTCTTGATAATTTTTTTGTTGGATGGTTAGGGTGCGTGAGATACATAACATCAGCACTCTGCGCAAACTTAATATCAAAAACTTCTGTATGTAAATAAGGTGATGAGATTTCATAAGCGGCTCCACCTGAAGTAATTTGACCACTATCTTTATAAAATCTTATGTACTGATCTCCAAACTCTAAAATATAAGTTTGTGTTGTTGAAAAGCTAAATGGAATTAATCTTGTATTATGTGCTGAGTTTTTTACTTCTGAAACAAAAACGGATCCTGGTCTCCTAGTTACTGGTCCGTGTGGCTGTATAACAAAATTATTTATAATTGTGCCTGCACTGTAATATTTTTGAAAGTCTGTACGACCCTCCATTCTAGGTGATAGTTCGCCTGCCGTAAAGCTCGGCACTGATAATAAAGCTTTTCCCATTATTATAATCTACTATTGATAAAATCTTCTGAACCGATCTGATCTACTGGTCCGTTTTGCGGATCTATATTATATCCTTCAGCCGCGTCTGCATGTCTTGCTTCTGAAAGTTTTGCTTGATACTTGTCGTACATTCTTGCTGCTAGACCAGCATTCGCTGTTACAGCATAAGCAATATCTGACGCTAAAGAAGCTGATATAACTTCTCTAACTAATATATCCATTTCGTTTGGATCTGTAATTGATGCAACATAAACTAATTTTATATTATCATCGTTTGTTAAAATTTTTCTGCCTTCAACTTTGTAATTGCTATCGTGATTTGCAATCGTTAAAACTCGTAAACAATCACTCGGTAAAGTAAATTGTCTTGTAAAACCCCAGGCAGGCGTAGCTGTATCTTCAGCTAAATTCTGTCTTTTGATTGCGCAGTTCCAAGGATGCGCTCTAAATACTGCATCACGGATAACATTATATCTTGCATTACATAATCTACCGTTCTTACTGTTTTCAGTAAGCGCAATAATGGTGCTAGCTCCTAATTGGTTTAACGCTGAATTACAAAGATCTACAATACTTGCCATAATAAATTCCTTTTAATTAATTAGGGGGCGGTTGCCCGCCCCCAGGTACTACTTAATGATTACGCCTCGTGGCATGGAATTTGAACCACACCAGTTTCGTTCATTCTAGTAGCTCCAATGCTCATGCAGTAATAAACTTGAGTTGCGTATGATTTATCATTTCTCTCATCTATTCTTGCAGTTACATCTTTTCCAATCGCTAATTTGACTGCATCTTGAGTGTAAGCAAATACTAATCTGTCATCAGTATTTGTTGCATCAGTTGGCAATCTGTTAGACATCATGAATTTGAAACCCATAAAGGTATCAATATCACCTTGAGCAAGTGCTTTTACAGAATTGAAATCTGATGAAGTTACTTGCGTTGTGCCTAACAAGTCTTGGATTTGTTTTGGTCCAACAACGATAAATCTCGGTAAAGATGGATCTACGTCATTAGAGTCAAGGATTTGCTTTGCTTGCAAAAGTTTTGCAATAGTCAAACCATCAGTTTGGTTTGCAGTTGCAGTTTTTTGCCCAGATGGAAGAGCAGTAGTTGTTCCTCCAGCAACTCCAGTTGCAGCATCCGCGTTGAATGCAGCGATGATTACATCATCCATTGATCTACCCATTGCAGCAGCAGCAGCTTTTGCATAAGACGATGTTGGGTCGATTAACATTCTGACCTTATCTTGGTCATCAATTAAATCTGCCCACTCGTAATCTGCCAAGCTAACACGCCTTCTACTATGAGGTGTATCGATTTGAGGTGTAGATCCGTGGCGTGATGATCTAACCTGTGCAGCAGTTACCCCGATTTGATCAAAGAATGCGTTTTTCCCTTTGATAGTTTCCACATCAACGGAACCACGAAGTCTTGAACCCATTTGTTGAGATAACATGCTTACGTTTGCCGAATATTGCTCGACAAAAGCAGTTGTTATTTGAGTTGACATAATTGTCTCCTTCTATTGTTTAGTTGTTTGTTTGTATTGCGGAAGATTATCCTTGCGGGTCGATCCTTGGCTTTACACCTCTCGGTGTCTTGTCTTTCCAAGACGGCAGTTAGGTCTTAACGATTGTCTAACTATTCAAATTTACTATTACCTTTTGTGTTTAAGCTCAAGTAAATTTTGAACCTCTTTAACGGCTGCTTCATGGTTCGGATGGTTTTTATCCCAGTATGCTGAACCTTGTTTTTGCAGCTCGCCAACTTGCTTACTTATTTCATCAGGGGTCATGTATTGGGGACCATTTCCTGAAACAAATTTATCTTCGCCTACGTCAGAAGCAATCTTAGCAAACGCTTTGATAAATACTGGATGATCTCCAACTTTTGTTCCATCTGATAATGTTAAGTGTGCAAAATCCGTATCAAGATATTCTCTTGCGGCATCCATAGCTGAAGTAAGTTTAGAATTATATGCAGCTCCCCACTCTTTTTGTAGAGTTTGTTCAGCGTTCATTCTTCCTTGCTCCGCTTTGCTGTCTAAATCAGCAATCATGCCGTTCGTCATATCTTGGTAAAAATTTAAAATACCTTCTGCTTGCTTAGGTAACAATCCGTATTTGTGTGCAGCATCTTTAAAATTAGTTAATGCCTTTTCATCTACAGACGATCCATCGGGTAAATTAAAATTATATTCTTGCGCTGAGTTTGGTCTGCCAAGTTTTTCATAAACTTTGTTCCAATCCTCCTCGGTTGCATGCTTATTCGGTACAGGTATTTTATCTGCGCCTACTAGCTTTTGTGCATGAATATAACTTTTTGCTAATGAAGGTATATCTTTAATACTCTCCAATGTTTTTTCAGCCTTTAACTCATCTGGTAAAGACTCTTTCCAATCAACCTGTACGGGTTGAGTGTTTTCTAATGTAGCTGGCTCAGACGGTTGAGTTGTCGATAATATCGGCTGTTCCGCTACCTGGTTTTCACTACTCATTTTTTCCTCCTGGTTTTTGTTTGAGTATGTTTTTTATATAAAGGATCACTGATCGTTGACCCTCTCTAAATGCAGTTTCGTAAGGATCTTTAGAAAAAGATGTGCTTTCGACATTGCATCGTTTTTCTAAATCTTCTAATAGCTTCTCGCCATCTTCAGATTTAAAAATTCTTTGATAGAGTTTTATATTGTCGTTAATTGCTTTCATTTAAAACTTTAGCCATCGGTGCAGCTTTATTTGCGATCTCCGCTTGTTGCATTTCTTGTTGCATTTCTGCTTGCATCATTTGTTG